TTCTATATCATCTGAATCAGACATACCATCCAGCATATCCATTAAGTTATCTACTTCGTTAGTATCTTCTTCAGTTGTATCCTCGTCTGGAAATTGTAATCCATTCTCTTCAACGTATGCTTGTACCTCTTCTGGGGAAGCACCAGGATTTTCAATTTTATAGGTACGCTCTAGTATCTCATCATATAACTTTTTAATCTTCTGCTTAAATGCATCAAGCTCTAATCTATTAGAAGAGTCTTCAAACAAGTTCATATGTTTTCTTTTAGTAGCCATACTATCCTGTGTAAGATTGGTTTAATTGACTTCCCTTCATACTCTTTCTATGTTTCTCTCTCTGATTCCATTGCGTCATCTCATACCCAAATGTAGGGTTAGCATTAGAAACAGAGAATATACGTTCTGCTTTATTATCACACTCCGGGCAATCTATGCCTTCTTTCATTTCAGAGTAATGTACTATTGCTTCAGTAATGTGTTTATTTGCACATTGAAAATCGTAAGTAGGCATATATATAATATATTAGTTAACTTAGAAAAACCCCCTCGTAAGAAGGGGTTTCAACTCAATTAACTATTAAGTTCCCGGTACGACAAACGCAACACCAGCAGTATTACGTAGTTCTGCAACTCCGTAAATTGTGTCTGAAGTGAACAAGTCACCTAACCACTCCTGTTTATATTGTGTCTGTGAACGCACGCCAACTTGTTCCGCTAGAGCGAAAGCATCCTTATGGATGATTGCTCCAACTCTATCAGTGCTAGTAGCAGTAGGACAATTAGATGAGATGAAAACATCTACACCATAGATTGAACCAATTTTACCAGTCTTAATAGCATCACCAGAACCAATGAACTGTTGCTCAGTGAATCTGTTGATTCCAAGCATATCATTTGCTGCGATTGGTGGAACTACCATTGAACGATTGTCCATTGGTACGTCTGCGTTATCAAGTAAAAGCAATAACTTTCTAATTCCAGCATCCGTTATGTCTGCTGCGTTAGAAGAGTTACCTGTATAGAAAGCTGCACCAGTTGAACCAATGTATGCTTTTTCATATAATGATGCTCCTGTACCACCTACTGTACCGCTTTGTAAACCTTCCCATAATGTAACTAGGTCAGTGTCCACCTGCTTAGCGAGCGCATAGCCTGCATCATCAGTGTAGAACTTACGAAGCGAGCTTAATGCTTGTACTTCTGTTATGTCTTCAATAAGCACTGAATATTCATAATGCTTGTTGATTGAAACTGCAGTGTTCAGGTGAGTATCACTCTGAATTTTTACTGCTGTGTTTGCTGCTTTAGCTGTCGCTGAACCACGGACCGGCGTTGGGATATTTATTGTATCACCTTTTTTACCTTTGTGAGATAAGCGAGTAACTAAATTAGCGACCACCAAGTTTGATTTATACGCAGCGATAGTTTCATCAGACCAGATTTCTGGGATGAACGTAGCGCCGGTAGTAATCGTTTGATGGTTAGTGCCGATTGCACCTGTAGCCATTTTGTACTCCTGTTATAGTATTAGAAAAATTATTTAACTCTTCCTTCAGCATAGGCTTCGTATATTTCATCAGCTAAGTCTGCATATCTATTAGGGTCTGTTTGTTTAAGACGTATTAGGTCTGCCCTTCGATATGTTTTCTTACCTGCTGTAGAATCAGATGAACTTCTTGATTCGGTCTTACCAGCTTTTAAACTCTTCTTTCTCGTAGCTTCCTGTTTTTCTTTAACTTCTGTAGTCTTATTAATCATTGAACGCTCTTTCCAGTGTGTCAATAATTCATCAGCGGCTTCATAGTTATATTTGTCAGCTTCTTGAAACAAGTTACTTCTAAATTTACTAGCTTGTACCCAATCTTGAAAACCTGAATCTTGTACAATGTCCATAAAATCTGGATGAGTTTGTTCCAGTTGTGCCTTGCTAGTATCTTGTGTTTGCCTAGCTTGGAATTCCTGAAACTCTTGAAACTTAGGATGTTTCTCTATTAAAGAATTAACCGCTTTACTGGGGTCTTCATAAAAATCATCTTCTGTTTCGTTGTCTGAGTTTTCTGCCTGTAGATTTGTCCCGCTTCCATTTCTAGATATTTCAGCTTTGAGGAAACTATCAGAAAGGTTTCTTAACTCTCCAATCTCTTGGCTCTTACGTCCAAGTTCTTGTTCTAAGTTTTGATAACTCTTTACTATATCCTCTACGCTCTTACCTGAGAACTTGTCTGGTACTTCAAAAGCAGGTTCTTGTGTTTCTGCTCCCTTCATACTCAGGGTTTCATCTGGTTCTATTTCGTCTACTACTTCTATATCTTCTGAAATTACATCAGGGTCTACTACTATATTGCTCATATCATTGTCTCCGTCCTGTTAAGGATTGTGAAGTGTAAAAAAGATGACGCTAGTTGTCTAGTTCTGCCATCGCTACTTTCGTTGCATCTTCTAAAACAATCATTTGCCTTAGAATTGACAACTGACCTCTGGCGAACCATAAGTCTTTTTCATTATCGATAGAGTCTATTCGTTTTACTGAGTCAGATAATACTTTTAATTCTTCAATTAAAGCTATCCATCCATCAGACTCGACTAGAGTAATTCTATCATCATAAAATTGTTTGTCGTCTACTACCATTACGCTGTTTTCTTTGCTTTGTTTCTACGACTAATTGCTCTTCCTTTATTGACTGCATCTGTTTTACTTGATGCACCCCAAGCATTTAATGATAATAATAATCTTGTTTTATTACCATCTTTATCTCTTTCTGGTCCAGCGGAAGCTCCCATACGTTGTAAGAAAGAAGCTCTTCTAGGATTGTCACCAGCTTTTACCGGTGGCTTTAAAGTTCCTTTCTTATAACTTGCTCTTCCTTTAGCATTTAAACCGCCTTTAGAATTCTTACCTTCCTTTCTAGTCCAAGCTTCTGTCTTAGGCATATTATCCTTGTAGTTTTTCTGTTGCTGTTGCTATGTTTAATAATGTTTCAGATTGTAAATGCTCCATTTCTGGTATGTTTCTAATAGTCTCAGCATTTATATTCTCTGTATCTGCTCTTAGTTTATCTATAGCAGCTAATTCTTTCTGTAGTTTAATAAATTTTTCTTGAATCATTAACTCATTAGGCTGTGCTGCTCCAGCTTCTGCTGCATTCTTCATAGCTTTGGTCTGCTCTTCCTGAGCTTCTGCCATAGTTTTCTGAATATCAGCCTGTGCTTGCTGCATTGCTAACTCCATACCCATTTGTTTCATCTGTTCTTCTTGCTCATTAGGCTGCATACCTTGAATAAGTGCTTGAACAATCTGGTCTCTGTTGTGCATACTAGAGTTCTGGAATACAGATATAAGTATAATATTAAATGCAGGAGAGTCTTTAGGTATAGCCTGTAGTAAGCTAACCATCTGTTGTGCTTCTAATTCCTTAGCCATAATACCCATAGTAGAGTAAGGAACAAATTTATAATCAGCAATAGGATACCTATTTACATCGAACTGCACTTTTCTCCATAGACATTTATTAATCATAGGGATTAAGAATGTATTCTGGAAGTTCATTAAGGTACGCTTCTGTCTCTTGATAGACCCCGATTGTGCCATAGACATACCACCTGCTGTGGCTCTATCTGGAGCTCCCATATCAGAAGAACCAGTACCCATCTGTATCATATTCTGTAGTGCTGCTACTTGGTTATAAGTATTCTGGTCTGTTGTTCCTAAGGTTAAAGGCATAATAGCCTGTCTAGGGTCGCCATTTGTAAGTATAGTCTTGCCCGGACGAACCTCTAGCTTGACTCCACGTGGTAGTCTAGTAGCATCTGCAGCCATCATAGGTGTAGTTGTTAATGCTAATGAATCAATTCTAGCTCTCATCTCAGCATCTAATGCTTTTTGTGGGTTGTATCCTTTTTCACATACACCTCTACCCCAGAACTTATTAGGTACGATGTCGTGTTGATATGATATGAATGGTCTGTCTTCCATCATAAATGGATTAATTACTGCTCTTAATATATGACTATCATTAGCTATAGTTACTACAGCTTCTACTAGTTCATCATCATTATATTCAAAATCATCCATAGATTCATTTTCTGACAGGAACCTAGCTGGAACTTTACCCCAGTATTCAGTAATTTTTATTTGGTCGTTAGCATCTGGACGTGATTCTTCAGGGTCAAAACCTTTTAGTCTTTCTATATTGTAACTACCTTCTATAGATATGTCTCTATATAAGCCACTTTCAATACCCTCAATTATACTATGTCTAGGTTTAATTACTTCGTGTGCGACACCAAGAGCTTCTTGTATGCTTGTAGCGCTTGGGTCTATTAAGAATTCTTTAGGACTAATTGCTTCTAGTTTAACATCAACAACCGTATCTTCTTGTAATATTCTTTCAGTAACCATAGTCCCTTCAACAGGAACTTCTACTGGATACTTCCAAGTATTCTCTTCTACAGATATCTTTCCAATACCAGTACCATATATAGCACCATTAAGGAACACTTCACACATAGCATCTTTACAACCTGTAGACTCTAAGTCTTCCTGTAATAGATTACGTACATACTCAGCATCTCTGGGCTCTTCATCCAACATATCATCTTTAATGTCGAACCATTTACCACGTCCAAATGTAGCCTCTTCAATCTCAGCTACAGAGGATTCAACTGCTTGTTGTAATGCTGGAGCTATTAATCTAGACTTTTCTGATGTTCTAGTCTTATCACTAGCTTTCCAGATACCGCGCCATAGGCGATAATATTCATCCCACATATCTAAATAGTTAGAATCTCTGTGGTCTCTCCACTCTTCTAGACGTGAGCCTAACCATCCGGCTAGTCCTTGATACTTACTCTCTTCGCCATCAATCATTTAATATCCTGCAACATCATCATAAGGTTCCCATTCTTCTTCTAATTCAATAGTGTGCATATAGTCTGCTACACTTACTTGGTCTATATAAGCTAAGGCATCAATAATATCATCGTGTGTGCCCTTACTTGGAAATTCTATTAACTGTGTTTCTAAATCACTATTCCAACTAGGGTTACGATTAAATGTAATCTTACCGTGCTCTAGTCTTCCTTGTAAAGCCCAAGTGATTCTATCTGCTTTCTTTTTACCACCGTGAGTTACATCTGTAATGACAACCCATTGTCCTTGTGTCCGCATTTCATCTTCCAAATAAGGAAGTATAGCATTCTTTAATGCACCAGATTCTATTCCGACAGTAGTTGCCTGATTCTCAATCGCAGCCTGTAATATTTTAGTAGCAGTTTCTTTAATTCCCCATCTACCGTGGAGTATATCTTTGACCCACCATCTGTCAGCGCAGATTTTAACGATTGCAATTGCAGTTTCGTCAAGCTTACTACCTTTGATACCGCGTTCTTTTTCCACCGACTCATAGCCTGCAGGGTCAACCGCGATAACGAAATTTCCGTCTTCTGGTTCTTCATCATCATACTTAATCCATTCGTTTTTAAAGATACCACCTGTGAAACTCACAAAGCTGGCTTCAAATTCTTGCCTAAAAGCTTGAGTAGACATCGTTCTTCTAGCTACTTCTACTTCTTCTGGGTCTATTAGAGGGTTATCTGTAGATGTATACTGAAATGACTCCCAGTCTTCCTCTTCATCTGCTGCTAAATACAAATCATAGAAGTGATTCTTACCTGCAGGAGTCCCTATAAATAGCGCACCACCTTTTACGTCAGCAAGTGTAGGTCTAATAATCTGTTCCCACACTTCAACCTTCATACTAGCATACTCATCGAGTACAACATAGGCTAAACCTACGCCTCTTAAAGTATCTGGTCTATCTGAGCCCTTTAAACTAATTCTTCTACCATTAACTAACTTCATAGTAGCTGTATTTTCGTGGGTAGTCTCTATAAGGTCTGTATCGTGTAACAGTTCCTTGAGCATATTCCACATAATATCTTTAGCTTGCTGAAATGTAGGACCTATATAAAAGACATCCTTACTTTCAGACTGAAGGGCTTTTATAATAAGTATCCAAGCTGCTAACCTAGACTTACCAAACCTTCTTCCTGCACTTACAACCTTAAATCTAGCGGTACTATTAAATATCTCTAGTTGTGCGGGGTGTAGCTTTACATCTAATTCGTTACTCACTATTGGCTATCTTAACTATAGTCTCGTCTACAGAAGAATCTTCAATAATAACACCTTCATCATAATCTAAAGGTTTTTTATTGTCTTCACTTATTACTTTCTCTACGAGACCACCAACATTAATAATTACATTACCTTTGTCTTCTGAAGACCTAAACTCTACTGCTTTAGTGGTAGGAATAATTCTATCCATACACATTTTAAGACAAGTCCTGTCTCCTTCGAGTGCTAAGTCTATAACCTTCTGGACAATCTCTGGTCCTTTAT